GCCGCTCGCCGGCCTTGAGATTCCCATGACCGAAGACGAGCTTGCACAGGAATTTGACCGACTGTTTCCGCCCCAATAAGCCATGAACTCCCTCGTCCGAACCCAAACCATCATTAACGAACCAGTTTCCTTGGCAGCCATGAAGAACTGGCTAAAATTACCCGCCACGGTGACCGCTGATGACGGTGACATCTTGGATCTCATCTCGGAAGCGCGCATCCAGTGCGAACTTTTGACCAACTGCGCGCTCGTCCGGTCAACGTTCGTCCAGTATCTCGACCACTTCCCCGGTCATGGGCGCGAAGGGGAAGGCTTCGGCGGCGCCGGAGCAGGGTACGGAGGTGGGTACGGAGGTTATTCGGGAGGAGTTTCAAGCACCGGTTACAACCGTCATCACCGGAAATCGAGCGAAATCAAGGTCAAGCGGCCGCCGCTCGTATCGGTCAAGAGTATCTGGTTCATTGGAACGGACGGACGCCCTTACACTCTGAATCCGGGGCAGGATTTCATCGTCGACATTGCTTCGCAGCCGGGGCGAATCCAGCCCATTCCCTACACGCCATGGCCCTTGACCTTGGACGTCGAGGCCGCCGTGGCTATCAGGTTCACCGCGGGCTACGCGCCGAACAGCGACGGGACCGCGGCGGGGCAAATAGCCATTTCGGAGCCGGAAACGCAGACTTCGGCCAACAATCCCACGTGGCAACCAACTCAGACCTTCGCGCAGTACGCCTATCAGGTGGATTTGAACGGAAATATCTGGATTCAGACGAATTCCACAGGGGTAACGGGCTCCTCGAGGCCAGCGTTCGAAGCCGGCGCGATCGGCGCGGTCATCGCGGACAATACGGTCTCCTGGACGAACGTCGGCCCAATCCGAGGCTTCTGGACGCCGGGAACTCAGTATGCCGGGCAGCAGGCATGGGTAGTGCTTGATTTCAACTCGAATTTGCAGCTTTTGAACGTCGGAAGCTTGATCAGCCAGCCGATTCCGCCCTACTCGCTTCAAGTCGTGGGAACTTCGCCGCTTCCATGGTCACAAACGCTCGGAGGGCTGACGGCCGACAACGGAGTCGCGACCGCGTGGCGCTGCCTCGGACTCTATACCGCGCTGGGCGACACCGGACTGACCGTACAGAACTCTCCGGAACAGCAAGCCGCGGTGCTCGTCGACTACACCCTGCCCAAAACCGTCACCCGCGCCATCAAGTTCCTCGTCTGGCATTGGTACTACAACCGGGAACCGGTGACGCAGGGCGGAGTCCAGGAAGTACCAATGACCATCAGAGATTTGCTCGGCGGAGTCACGATCGAAGATTATTCCCCAACGCCCTAATTCGATTTCGATTTCAACTTTAAGGAGAATTTCACATGTCACAGACAGCACTTACCGTAGTCGTACTCGTTCAGAACAATGTCGCGGTCACTGCCGGACAATTGACCCTCACCCCCACCGCCATGGATGCCGCTAATGGCAATTCCTTCGCAGCAACCGGGCGCGAGGTTCTGGTATTTGAAAACACGGATACCTCCGCGCACACGGTTACGATTTCGAGCGTTCCTGACAGCTTGGGCCGCTCAGATACTTCACTGACCACCTACTCCATTCCGGCGGCCGTCGGAGGCGCAAGCGGCGTCGCTGCGATCCAAATGAAGTTCCTGACGGGCTGGCTCCAGACCAACGGGCTGATCTATCTCGCAACTTCGTCCGCACTGGTCAAGGTTTCCGTTCTCCAGTCCAACTAATGCCCTTGAAGCGGCTCAATCCGCGCGCACCCATCGGACTAATGAATCGGTGGGTGACTTTCTACAACCCCGGCGTCTCTTATCAGAGCGGGCCGAATGTAGGAGCGATTGGACCGCCGCAGGCCGCATTCCCAAGCTGGGCGGCGCTTTTGGCCCTCGCGGGCTCGGAACTCGACAAGGCCCAGCAGATCGCGCAGAAAGTCACGCACCTCTGCCTGATTCCCTACCAGTTAAACGTGGAAGAGGGAATGACCATCCAGTATTTAGACGGAGGAGACACGCGCGTCTTTCAAATTGCAGCCGTAGAAGATCCCGACGAGCAACGATGGCAGTTGAAGATCTACTGCTTCGAGATCAATCAGAACGCGGGCGCGGGTGGGTAGGCATGGAACGAAATCACTTTATTCGGCTCCAGTATCGCTTTCTTGATTCTGCACGCTCGACTAATTCTTCGATGCTTGCAGGTGTTTCCGGTTCAGAAGCGTCCACGTCAGTTGGGACGAATTCTTTGGAATCTGATCCTCGGAGCCAACGCTTCACTTCTCCGGGAATGCCGAACGCGAGTAAATATCCCTCGGCATCGTCAGGAGTTGCAAAATGCGCGTTAATGGCGACACGACCGGCTTCGTCAAGAAGCTGTCCTTTGTTATCCAGCGTGAAATAGGTCCAGTCGCTTTTCTCTTTAGCAACCATGGGCGCAATGTTATCTCATTTTACGGTTGCGCTGGGCCTGCTCGTATTTTTTCTGCTCTCTCTAGCCCCGGACGGCCAAGCACAGCCGCAGCAAAACAGAATTTCTTCTGAAACTCATCATGTCAGCCAATAATAGAGCCCCACTCCGCATCCTGGGAAGTTTTACCGATACCGAGGTAAAAATTGCCTCCTTACTGCTGGAAGGCCACGACCGGATCGACTTGGCGCGGCTTTCCGGGCGTTCCGAGAACACCATCAGGCAACATCTCGGGAAAATGTATAACAAGGCGGGAATCGTCACAGGCTGCAAACAAGTAAAGCTGGCGATGCTTCTCTCTGGGCGTCAGGTTGAGGCGTAAGTGGCGGTTCTGGGCGGATTGTTTGCGCAGTTGGAAGCGACACCGAGCGTCACGTCGCTCCTGTCGAATTCTGCCGCGATTTATTTCAGTCTCGCGCAAAAGGGAGCGGTTGCACCATTTCTGGTGCTGCATCTCGTTGACGGGCCGCCCGCAGGATCAACCCTTGACGGCGTAAGCAACATGATCGAAGGAATCTTCCAGTTTGATTCCTATGCCAACGATCAACTCACGGCGCGAAAACTCTCCCAAGCAGTCAGGGACGCACTCAAGAATTTTCTAGGTGATCCGCTCGAAGATGGAACCGTCATCCAGTTCGTGGACGTTCTGACAGACATGGACGATCCCTATGAAGTGGGCGGCGAAGGCTACATCTTCCGATCTGTGCTGCGACTCCAAGCCTTCTACAACGAATCCGGCGGAATTATCTAAACATCAATGACCAGCATTGCCTTTCCCGGCGTCGGCTCGAAACTTCTCTACTCGACCGATGGCACACACTTTACGACGGTCGCGCAGTTGAGAAAGTTTTCCGCCTCAGGCTCGAAGCAGATGATTGTGGATCAGACGAACATTCTGACCGCCGGAAATTCTGACGCGCCACTCGCTGCAAGATTTTCGTCGGGCGAATTCTCCATGGACGGAGTTCTCAATCCGCAAGATGGTTCCCAGATCCAACTCGGAGAATTTCACGCGGCCCTGACGCTTCTCTACTGGAAGGTATTGCTCGCCGATGGAATCACCGTCTGGACCTTTCAGGGATTTTTGAGTGAGTTCGTCCCCTTCACTGTGGAAGTAGCGAAGGCCATGGCCTTCTCCGCAAAGATTCGCGTCTGGGGCGCATTGACTGGTCCCGGCGGCACCGCGTAAACACTTTTTCCGACCACCCGGAGAAAAATCCCCGGAATTTTCTCCGGGTCTGTTCTCAAGTTCCCTCACAACATTCCAGTTCTAAACAAGGAGAATTTCAATGGCAACAATCGCATATCCAGGATATGGCTCGAAGTTGGCGTCTGGCGGCACTGCCGGAAGCACTTACACCAACGTCGCCCAGCTCAAGAACGTCAAATTCTCAGGTCTAAAAGCTGAGTTTGACGACATCACTAACCTAGATTCTCCAGCCGTTCCAGCCGTCTTCAAGGAATACATCAAGACGCTAGTCGATGGAGACACCGCAACCTTCGACGGAGTGTTGAATCCCGCCGATCCAACCACGCAAAGCTTGCTGAATAACATTCAGTTGGCCGGATTGAACGCTCTCTATTATTGGAAGCTGACGACCACGGACGGTTCAACCTTCATCTTCACCGCCTATGTAGCCGATTTCAAGACGGGCGCGGAGTACAACAAGGCCATCACCTTCTCCGGCTCGCTGAAGATTGTTGGCCCAGTCACGATCAGCTGGTCGTAAACTTGACGGAGTGAGAGCGGGAAACCGCAACGGAGTTTGAAAACCGCATGAACGACATACTGCAAGAAGAACTCACCGGTCCA